TGGACCTGCGCATTCGCAAGACTCGCCGCGCGATCCGCTCCGGCCTCGTGAAGGCGTGCGAGGCCAAGCCCTACGAGCACGTGAGCGTCGCCGATATCTGCCGTGTGTCGATGGTCTCGCGCACGACCTTCTATGACCATTACACCGGCAAGGATGCCCTTCTGGCCGAGGTGGTGTCCTTCCTCCTTGAGGACATTACTCCCGCGCTCGAGGGCTTGTGGTTTGGGGAGGGCGGTGACTCTCGGGCGGTCGCGCGTCACCTGGCCGACATCTACGCGCGCAACGGGCGCGCCCTGACGACCCTGCTCGCCATTCGTGTCGGGGGAGAGGGTGACCTGCACGAGCGTCTGCGCCAAACATGTCGTTCGGTATTTACCGATTGGGCGCGCGGACGCATCGATGATGACGTGCTTCCTCTGGCCTCGGAGGTCTACGCCTCGGTCGTCCTCACCTTCATCGAACGCAGCGCCACCAAGCCGCTCACGGACAAGGAACTCGCGGCGATCGACCGCACCCGTGAGCTCTTCATCGGGGGCTTCGGCGCTCAGTAGGTCAGCGGTAGATCCGAGACCTGTGATCGATGTTGATGGCGAGGATCAAAGAGCAGGCCGCACGCCAATCCTTGCAGTAGTGCGGAAAAGTCTGAATTCGCTGCTCTGCTGCCAATTTTGCCGCGATTCCATACATCCCATATATCCCGCGTAGCCCGCGCTGTATGCTGTGCGTGTACCCATCTTGTACCCAGGCGTGAAGGGCGGACACTATGGGCCGGCAGTCATTCGGGACCATCGATAAGCGGGGCACCGCCTCGAGGCCGCGCTATCGCGCGCGCTTCGACGATCCTACCTACACCGGGCTGGGCCGCGCGCCGCGTATTTCCGCACCGCACACTTTCCCGACGAAGCGCGAGGCCGAGATCTGGCTCGCCTCACAGTGGTCGGCCATCGCCGCCGGGACGTGGGAGCATCCCGACGTCATCGCCGCACGAGAGGCTGAGCAGGCGCGCCAGCAGACGCTCAAGGGCCTGACGGTCGCCGAGTGGGCCGACGCGTGGATCGCCGACCTTGAGCGCACTGCCGCAGCCGGCACACTGCGCAAGCGCAGGTCCGATCTGCGCCGTCACATCATCCCCTACCTCGGAGACCAGGAGCTAACGGCGCTGACGCCGGCCTCGCTCTCACAGTGGTGGGCCGACCTGGACGTCAAGCCCGGAGCGCGCAGAAATGCCTACGAGGCCATGCGCGCGCTCCTGAATAGCGCGGTCACTGACGACCGCACCCTCTTAACCGCAAGCCCGCTCCGCATCAAAGGCGGCGCGAGGGAGGCCCGCGTCACCTCAAAATTCCTCTACACACCCGGCCAGGTCGCCGCGCTCGCGGACGCGATGCCCGCGCAATACCGTGCGCTGGTCATCCTGCTGGCGGACGCTGGCCTGAGGATCAATGAGGCTCTCGCGCTCATGCGCGCCTCACTCATCGAGCGCGAAGACGGGGGCATGAGCGTCCGGGTCGAGCACTCGCTGCACCGCGTCGGCAGGCACCTGGAGGCCGGGCCGACGAAAACAGCAGCCGGCGTCCGCACGGTCGCGCTCATGGCCGCGACCACTACCACGATGCGTACGCATCTGCGTCACCACGTCGATGAGGGAGCATCAGCGATTCTTTTCCCCGCACCGTCCGGCTCAGGCTATGCGCGTGATATAGCACTGACGCGGATCCTGGTGGCCGCCCAGGCGCGCGCCGGCATCGAGATCCCAGACGGCCAGACAGGCGGCTGGCACGCCCTCCGCCACTACTCCGCCACGAGATACGGCCAGGCGGGCGCGACGACGCGCGCGCTGATGACCCGATATGGCTGGTCTGACCCGAACATGGCCGCGCGCTATCAGCGCTCGGACGAGGCCTACGAACTTGAGATGATCGCGCGCATGGAGGCCCGCGTGAAACGTGGTTAATACTTTTGGCCCCAAAAATGAGGCACGACATTGATACTTTTGGCCCCAAAAATGAGGCACGACATTGATACTTTTGGCCCCAAAAATGAGGGACCAAACGCAGCGCGACGCAAAGCTCCCGCGAGGCCGAATCAGGCGCTCGCGGGAGTCTTTTGTGCTGAGCGCGCAAAAATTGCTACTTTTGGGGCGTTTTTAGCGCACTCAGGAGTGGAAGCGCGTCCGGGCGCGCTAATTGTGCTCACTGCCTAGCGGCGCGCGGTGTCAAGAGTAGAGGCGCGTGCCGCGCTTGCCTCCATCTCACGCTCAGCAGACGCGAGTATCGAGGACATGGGGACTCGCAGGGCGCGGCAGATGGATTCGAGCACTGTGAGCGTGACGGGCGATGTAGGGCCGCCGTCTGCAAAGAGGCGGATGACTCGGGACTTTGAGATCCCGGCGCGCTCGGCTAGGGTACGCCGCGACATATTTTGGCGCTTCATCTCTAGAAGAAGTGCACCAATCACGGCACGCTCGAAGGCCTGCGGTTCAAAGGCTTTAACACTCATGTCAACAATTATGACCCAAAAACGGTCCATGTGGTAGAGGTTTACGAAAAATTATGACCCAGTTCTGGGTTGCATGACCCGCCACAGGGTCATACTATAAAACCGTGACCCGCTGCTGGGTCATTGACCAAGGAGACGGACATGAATGTAGTGCAAAAAGAGCTGAGCAGGAGAATCGCAGCTGGCGGGTACTCGGTTCGCGAGTACGCGAAACGGCTTGGGATTAGCCGCACGACGTTCGCGAGAAAGCTGAGCGGGGAAACTGAGTTCACGCTTGCGGATATGCAGAAGATCGCAAGCTCGCTGGGATATGACTCGGTCTCGGCGATGCTGAGCGACGCCGAGCAGCGCTGCGCAGACGAGGCCGCAGCGAGTGCGCTCGCGGATGTATCGCCTGACGGGTACGAGATCCAGGACTCAGCGTCTGGCTCCGTCATCCTGCAGGCTCGCCGCGTCGACTGGGACGGCGGTGACGCGGCATGAGTAGGGGGCCGCTGGAGGTTAACGATGCACCCGAGGCATATGCGGAGAGCCGGCTCCTCGGGGCGGCTGCGGCGCTGCAAAACACGGCGCTCATCCTCGGGTCGCCTCACATTCGGCACTGGTTCGATGAGGGGCTTCTTGCGCGCGCGCAGGGCGACATGCTGCAGATTCAGGTGCAGATGCTGGAGAAGCTGCAGAGCCTGAATACGCGCGCGCTTGAAGACCTACATGCGCAGCAGGGGCACGGTGAAGGGTGTGGGGCTGCTGCGGAGTATCTCGCACGAGAGGGGCAGCAGGCGTGCGGGTCACGAGTCGCGGCGCTCTCCGAAGTAATCGCGAATCGGCACACGACTAAGCTCCACGCCGGAGATGAGGTACGAGAGGACTTCAACTGCCTCCCAGAGCGCATCGAGTTCCGCGCGGATAGCGAGCCGCTGGTAAGTGTCAACGTCTCTGTTGCCCAGAGTGATTTCAAGCGTGTGTTGTTGGCTCTGCAGTCGCTGCTTGATGTTGTCGAGAGTGGCAGCAAGGGTGGGGCCTGCGGACATGGTTGTCATTCTTCCTCCTCGGTGAGGTGTGGTTGCCGCGCGAGATCGTGCGGCGTGGTTGGCACCTCCCACCTTACCGGGGAGGAACCCCCCGTCGGGGGCGATTTCGAGGAGGAGTTGTGACGCGCGAAGAGGTGGTGCCCGTGGCCTACAGGGTGCGCACGTTCGCGCAACTGATCGAGGCCTCGGACTCTGGGGTCCGTGAGCTGATCGCGTCGGGTGCGATCCGCTCGTTCAAGGTCGGGGGTCTGCTGCGGATCCCCGCAAGCGAGCTGGTGAAGTTCACCGGCGAAGAAGGTAAAGAAGTGCGCCCCTGCGGTTGCGTCGCGGGGCGCGGGAGCAAATAGAAGGAGATGCTCGTGAAGAAGGATAACATGTGCGGCCAGCGTTTGTGGCCGTGGAAGACGCTTGTAGGGGGCGTTTGCCTCGCTACGGCGGCTGTGGTCGGCCTCGGTATGCGGGGCCTCGACAATCCGAACGGTTGGCCCGAGTGGCTATTTTTCCCTGGCATCCTGCTCGCCGTCGTCGGCGGTGTCCTCGTCTACACGGACTGGCGGGAGGGATCGCTGTGAGCACGGAAATCTTGGCTGCCCTCGCCCTGGGACTCATCGCGGCGATGTGTGTACTCGCCTGGGTCGTAGTACGCGGATCAGCTCGCGCGGCTTCCATCGAGGAGATCGCCGCGCGCATGGCGCGGTCCGCGTCGAAGGCTCGGGCGAAGGGGACAACTCTCCTCGAGCGGCACGTTGATTTCGATTACTACGACGTGGACGGGGAGGCGCCGCTGCCTCACCTGATCTGCCTCGCGACGCAGGACGTCATCCTCGAAGCGGAGCTGAATCGCTGCTACGCCCTGGATACACCGAAGATCGCAGTGGACCTCGACCAGAAAAAGCTGCACGTCACCCTCGAGGTGCTGCGGCTCGATGAGCCAAACCTGGAGATCCGGGCATGAGGGCCATCGAAGGAGACGCGGAAACGCGGCAGATCGTCCGAGCTGCGGTGCAGGGAGCGCGCCTGTTCTGTCACCGCCCGCACGTGGATGAGGGAGTTCACGGAATGATCCTCACCGCGTGGGTCAAGGCGGCGCAGTACCAGCCCGAGGCTCACGACTCTCATAACCGCGCGGCGCGCGGAATCACATACTTCGAATCAACCAAAACCTCTAAGGAGAACGACTGATGAGACTTTCGAAGATTTGGGCTGCGGCAGTAGCCGCGAGCATCGCAGGCGCATGCGTCGCATATTCGGCGCCAGTTGCCCGCGCAGAGGCCCCGGCCCTGCAGGTCGCTGACGTAACCACGACGTCGACGTCATCTCAGGTGACATCGATGGTCACGATCTCGGGCACCTGGAAAGCCGATGCGCCGCAGGCAGGCAGCTCGTTCACGGTGACGCTCCCGGCGGAGCTGGCCTGGCCTGCGCAGGCGACGGTGGGCTTCCCCCTCAAGGTCAACGGAACGCCGGTCGGGTCGTGCACTGCGTCCGCGCAGGCACTCACTTGCACTGCAGATGAGCGCATCGCCGAGTTCGCGACCGTCACGGACGGGCGCTTCAATGGGTGGGCGCGTATCCAGCGTTCGGCGCGCGGTACGACCGGCGCGTCTGTTGACGTTGCAGGCACTGCTCACCATGTCACGTGGGGTGACAAGGATGGAGACGGTACTTGCGATCAGGACTGCAAGCCCGCGCACGACGAGTACGTCTCGAAGGAGATCGCAAAGTTCGGCTGGGCGAATGGCCGGAATGAGGACGGTACCTACAACTTCGAGTGGTGGGTGCAGGCCACGGGGTTCACATCGTACGAGATCGTTGACGAAACGGCGAAGCCGTCCGGCCTCGTTGAGTGCGCGCCTGGCGACGAGTGGAATCCGGACGAGGGATACACGCTCACCCCGACCGTCGAGGGGGCATCCGTGAAGTTCGAGGCCAAGTCTGAGGCCCATGTCTGCCGCATCCTCTTCAAGTCAGTGAGCGGCGAGCCGTCACAGACGAACGTCGCCACTGTCAACGGCGTGAAGGCCGAACGCACCGCGACGTATCGTGCGGGAGGATCTGCCGACGCTGACGGCACCTCCCCCACGCCCGCGCCCGAGCCGACACCCACGCCCACGCCGACACCCACGCCCACGCCGACCCCGGCCCCGTCTCCTTCGGATGAGCCTCAATCCGCGCAGTCCCAGACTCCCGAGCCGACGCCCACGCCCACGCCCACGCCCGAGACAGTGGCTGTCGCAGCACCGCAGGCGCGCCTGGCGCGCACAGGTGCCACCGGTAATGGCCTGATCGTCGTCGCCGTGGTCCTCCTTGGCTCGATCGGACTGGGTCTCCTGGTCCTGCGTCTCCTCGAGGGGCCTGCGAGCAAGGAGGAGGAGAACGCATGAAATTCGACCCGGTTGCAATCGAGATGAGCCAGTTAGACGCGGCAGTCGCCGCAGTAGTACTGGCCGAGTACGCCAGTCGCCAGGCGCTCAAGGCGCTGCTCAAAGATACAAAGGCTGTGTGTGGTGGATCCACCAACGCGGAAGAGCGCGCGATGGCAGAGTCGTGCAGCCGCGCCAGCCGCATGTTGTCGGCAGCGTTGATGAAGGAAGACAGGGGACTGCAGAGCGCGTATGCGTTCGAGCAGAGCGTCGGATCAATGGCTGCTGCAACGTTTGTCGCGACAGAGGTGGCCTGTGCGGAGAGCGCAGGTGAGTCGGCGTGAGAGGGTATCTGCGAATCGAAATTGATTATGCCGAAGCGTGCGTCATCAGGGATGACGCGCAGGACAAGGCCGCGGCGCTCAATGCCGACCTCGAAGCAACGATGCGAATTAACGATCTCGAAGTGCGCCGCTGCGCGCGCGAGGCACTCATCCGGAAGAGCGAGTTCTACCAAGACCTCGCCGACAAGATGCAGGACGCCGTCGAGATGCTCGACCTCGAGGGCTGCGACTGCGACGAGTGCACGAGCGTCAAGGACGACTAGCCAATAGCCCCGGAGCGCGGCCACGGGGGCCACCAGGCAGTAAGACCGCGCAGCCCGACCAGCAGACACCCGGGTGCGAGTCCCGGGCGGGCACGAAACCCATGCGCGACGACAGCGCAGGGCAGCAAACAAAGACAGGACACCATGATGACCACCATCAGCGAGATCGAGGACCGGCTCAACGCCCTTGCCTTCTCAGGCCGCAGTTACAGCGGATCGACACGAGAGGGAGTTGAAACGGCGTACGACGTCGCCGTCATAATCTTCGAGGCCAAAGCCGCCACCGACATCGAATACCTCATCGCCCGCGTGCGCGAGCTGCAGACAGCGATCAGCACGGCGGCAGCGGAACTGCGTGAGGCCGCCGCAGACATCGCCGCGAGCTACGCGGCAAACGACGAGGAAACAGAAGAAATTCGGGTCATCATCGGTGACCCAGTGGACAAGCTCATCGCCGTCGCGCAGGCCGAGGAGGCGGCCAAATGATCGCCGTGAAGCGAATCCGAAAAGCGCCGGCATACGTCACGACGTGCCCAGTGTGCCGAACGCGCATCGCCCCCCAGGGCGCAAACGTGCGCATCACCATCGATGCCGAAAGCGAGGCGACCGCAATCAGCGCGATCACGCACTCGGCTTGCGCACGCGTCGTCATCGACTTCACCCGCGAGCGCGGGTATGCGCCTGCGGAACTTGCGAAGGTTGGGGATTGGATCGAGGGTGGGCGATGAGGCCGGTCTGGACGCTCGACGAAATTCTGGTGCCGGCTGCGCAGATGCTTTCGCTTAATGATCGTGGTGATCGGCGTCGTGTGGCTCCGACTGTGAAGAGTCTGCGCACGATGGCGATGGTTCGCGCTCGCGCGGCTGGCATCGAGCAGTCGGACAGGCTGAGGCTTGTCGCTTGGTTGCGCTTCCCGGACGCGCGTCGGCGCGATCCCCACAATTACATGCCGGCGCTTAAGGCGATGGTTGACGGCTTTGTTGACGCGGGCGTTCTGCCCGATGACGACAGGCGTCACTTGCAGGGGCCTGACCCAAGGTGTGATTTGCTCGCGCCGTTGGTCGCGAAGCGTCTTGGGTCCCAGATGTTTGGGGTCACTTTTGAAGCGTACCCGTTCGAGGGCCGCGCGGGGACCATCGGCTAGACAGGCCGAGTGAGGAATAAGGAGTAGGTCATGCAGGGCCTGGAGCTGTTTGAGTACACGGGGCATGAGGTCCGTGTGCAGGTCGCTGAGTCGGGTGAGCCGTTGTTCGTGCTTGCAGATTTGGCGGCGGCCTTGGGCATTTCGAATGTGTCGCAGCTGAGGTCGCGCCTGGCCGATGACCTATGCCTGACATACCCCATGCCTGATCGGCTGGGGCGGACGCAGCAGGTGTGGGTTGTGACTGAGCCGGGGATGTACGAGGTGATTATTCGGTCGGATAAGCCGGAGGCGTCGGCGTTTCGTCGCTGGGTCACCACGGAGGTGTTGCCGTCGATCCGCAAGCATGGCATGTATGCGACCGAGTCCGCGGTTGATGCGATGCTGGCGGATCCGGAGACGATGATCCGGACGTTGACGGCGCTGCGGGATGAGCGTGCGGCGCGTGTGCGTGCTGAGGCTGTGGCGGAGCAGGCTGTGGCTGAGGTTGAGGCGCAGCGCCCGCATGCGCAGCTGGGGCGGGCGGTCGCGGCTTCGGGTGAGGCTGTGCTGCCGAGCGTGTTCGGCACGGTGTTGTCGGCGCGTGTCGAGGGGATGGGGCCGAACCGTTTTTGCCGTTGGCTCCGCAATGCAGGGTACGTGTATCGGCGTGGCGGGCAGATGGTCCCGACCGCGCGGGCGATGTCATGATGGATCGCTTTTGTCCGGATTGCGGTGTCGTCCTCGAGGCCGGCCACGCGCGGTGCCGTCCGTGCTTCCTGCGCTTCGAGGCCAAGTATCAGCGGTACACGGAGCGCGCCTGGATGACGCGGAATTATCCGGATTTTCGGCCTCTGGATCTGTTTCCGGAGGACTACTGGGAGCAGGTAGAGGCCAAGAAGACAAGCGTGAAGGAGGTGGGCTAATGGCGTGGGTAAAGATGGGTGATGACGCGGACATGTACCCGCGCCTGATGGAGGCGGCGTCGCACCCGAAGGCAGACGCCCGCACGGTGAACGAGCTGTTCGGGTTCATCATGCGGTGCGCAGCGTACTCGGCAGCTCACCTCACTGACAGTGTCATCGAGATGGGCGTCGTCTACACGTACGCGGGTGCGAACCCGGACGTGTTACAGATCGCGCTGGACACAGGGCTACTCGAGTGGGCGGACACCCCGAAGGGGCGGAAGCCGAAGCTCCTCGAGGACCCGGACTTCGTGCATATCAGGTCGCGAGCAGACGTGGAGTGGAGCCGTCAGCGTCAGCGCGACAACTCCAATCAGGCTTTGCGTCAGGCTGTGATCGCCCGCGACGGCGACCAGTGCCGCTGGTGCGGCGTCGAGGTCTACTGGCCTGGAAAGACATCGGCCCGCAAGGGCACGTTGGATCACTTGAAGCCCGGGGAGGCTGGCACTGTGGACACGCTCGTCGTGGCGTGTACGCGGTGTAATTCGTCCCGAGCGGACGACCCTACAGGCTCGTGGGACCAGTCTCATGAGCTACTGCCCGCGCCTGAACGGCCCCGATACGGGACGTTCACGCGCAGCATGCTCGAACGTTCGGGCGTGCTGCGCAGCGCACAGGCCGCATCCTGCGCGGCAGCCGGTGGAGGGAATGGTGAGCGTGCGAGCGCGCACGCGGCGGCTGGCGACCCGGCCTCGGGCGCACCTACGACGGGTGTGACCTCGGGCTGTGCGGACGCCGCCGTGACTGTGAGCGCGCCTGGCGGCGCGACCGTGGGTATCCCGATGGACGCGGATTCCGGTGAGTCTGATCAGCTCACTGTCGAGTCCGGCCTCGGTGACCCCGGCGCTGCCCGCACGAACACCACCCCACACACCGGCTACAAGCAGGAATGCGGATTCGTGCCGACTCGCGTCGGACTCGACTCATCCAGGCCTCTGGACTCGCGTATACCCGGGTACGGGTACGGGTCGGGAGTCCGGGTAGGAAGTAGGGAACAGGAAACGGGCCGGGAGCAGGACGGGCAGGCAACCGCCTCACCTGCCTCAGGTCCGAAGAAACGCAAGAGAAGGAGAAGGAGATGACAGACGAACGGTCACAGACATTGGACCGGATCGAGGATGCGATAGGTGCCCTGGTCAATCAGAGGCACGGACCGGGGAGACTGGTCGGTGCCTGGGAGATCATGATCGAGACAATTGATCCGTCACGTCCGGACGTAACGGCCTGGATGGACGACGGTCGAGGCTCAATGCTGGCTCGGCGTGGCCTCATCGAAGTTTGCCGCGATCAGTACCGGGGCGACATCGAGGATGCGAGCGATGACTAGGACAACGATCGATCAGGTTTGCCCGGTGACGGGCGAGCCTCTCATCGCCGGGGAGTACTTGTCTCGAGGTGGGGCAGCTCGTGTCCGCGTCGCAGCATCATCACTTCCCGCGCTCATGAGCGACCTCGCCTACGCTGCGTCGCACGGCGTGCGCACAGGCGAGCAAGCAGGTGGCGGGGTGCAGCGCTCGCGGCCCCCGGTGGACCTCGGGCTAATGCTTGAGGTTGATGAGATGACGGACTCGATCCTGACGTGGGCGACGCTGCTCATCTCCCACGTTATGGGTCCCTCGTACTGGGTGAGGCCCGGGGACTGGCGGATGGTCGCCAGCGTCTTCGCCCTGTACGAGGACAAGCTGCGCCACTGGTCTGACGGCGCTCAGTGCGCCGATGAAGTCCTGTACTCGGTCAAGCGACTGGAGCGGCTCGCGTCGCCGGGCCGCCGCCGCTTGGTCTACATCGGCTCGTGTAGCCAGTGTGGTGCTGATCTACTGGTGCGCGACCCGGAGGTGGAGACTGTGCCGTGTGGTGAGTGTGGCGCAGTGGAGTCGATCGGCGAGGCGTGGGATCGCCTGCTGGTGCAGGCGCGGGAGGCTCTCCTGCCGCGCAAGCGCGCCACACGCGTCGCCGAGATCCTTACAGGATCCGCGATCAAGGACGCGACCGTGCGCAAGTGGACGCAACGCTGTCGCCTCGCTCCGCGAGCAAGGCGGGGGGGTGTTCGCCTGTACCGGGTGGGGGATATCGAGACGCTCGCCGCCCAGGCCACGCGCCGCTTGTAGGCTCGTGCGCGTCGCTTGCGCGTGGGGGTGTCACGGCGTATATTTATAGCGTGGCCCCGCGCGTAAGCAACGGGCCATTACCTATTACGGTATCCGCGCAGATGACTTGGACCCCGCTCCTCTCGGCCCCGACTGGAACGGGGGCCGAGTCATACCAAGCGCGGGCATACGAGCATGAGGAGTAGAAGTGGCGTGGGAGTCAAGCGACCGGGCGTCGCGGCTCCCATCCGATTGGGATGAGCGCCGCGCATTCGTCCGTGCTCGCGCTGGTGGCAGATGCGAAGCGCTGCTGCATGACGGCACGCGCTGCCCCGCCGCTGGCACAGACTGTGACCACGTCACACCAGGTGATGACCACAGCGCGATAAACTTGCAGTGGTTGTGTGCGTGGCATCACAAGCGCAAGACTCAGCGGGAAGCTGCGGCGGCTTTGGCTGCTGAGCGTGCGCGCAACGCGCCGCGCAAGCGTAAGCATCCGGGCTTGACTGACTGACCCCACCTACCCGGGACCCCCTCCCCCGATCCGGACAACACCGTCAAGAGCTGTCGGTTTTTGTTTGTACGGGTCTGGGGAAATAACAACCGGCGGAAACCGTTGCTGGCTCAACGCAAACGCCGGATGGTGGGGTGAGGGTGTGGGAGAATTTAGAGGGGTGCGAGGATGCCGTGCTGGAACACGTTGCCGGTGACGGTGATGTACCTACCCTGGGAGTAGAACTCAATTCGCTGCCCGCGCCACTCGCGTTTGAAGCCTCGCTGCGGGGCTGCGGTCCCCCAGATGTGCAGGCCTCGCCCGGACGGGGAGATTTCGACGTAGGAGCCTTCGTAGTACGCGAGCAGCGTGCGCGCGGCGTCGTTGGGGATGCCGCGCTCGTCCAGGCAGCCGTCGAGGTCGATACACCCGATGCCGTCGCCGAGGACGAACCCCAGGGGAGCGCCGGTGGCGCTCGCGGCCGCGTGAGTGCTCCACGTGCTCGGATCGGTGACAGATGCCCAGCGCCCCGTGCGTGAGCACAGCGGGCGCTTGTCGATGTGGTTGACCCATCGGGGGCGGCTGGTGAGCGCAGCGGGTAGCCCGCTCGCGGCTTCGGCGTGGGCGGCGCGGTGGTGGGCAACTCGGCATCGAGTACTGCAAAAGCGCGCGTCGGAGCGTGCCCATGCTTTGAGCTGACGGCCGCAGTGTTCGCACGTTTTCATGTCTCTTATTGTAACGCTTATTTCGTTGATATTACAGAGGTTTGAGTGGGGGTAATCTGGGTGGCTGGTCGTGGTCCGGCGCCGAAGCCGCAAGGCTCGCGGGCGCGTCGTAACAAGGATCCGCAGGTGCTTCGGATCATCACTGCGCAGCCGGTCGAGCAGCCGTCGCTGCCGGTCATTGAGCATGTCGTTCTCGATGAGAACGGGAAGCCGAGGAAGAAGCGCTTTACGTGGCCAATGGTCACGCGGCGCTGGTGGAAGATGTGGGGGGAGTCCCCACTGTCCGCCGAGTACACGGAGACCGACTGGTCATTTCTGCTCGATACCGCATACCTGCATGCCCTGTATTGGAAGGGCGATTATCGAGTTGCGGGTGAGCTTAGGTTGCGTGTGGCGAAGTTTGGGGCGACCCCCGAGGACCGCGCCAGGTTGCGGATTCAGTTCGCGGTCGCGGACAACCTCGAAGACGACGCCGCCGGGGATGAGGCGGCGCCTGTCTCGTCGAGGTCGCGGAGACGAGCGAAGAAGCTGAGGGCGGTGTAACAATGCCGTGGACGCCAATCGACGAGGATGATGAGTTCCCGACGCTCGGGTACGACGTCGCGGATTGGATGACCGCCTATCTGCTTACTCCCGATAAGGACGGGGACGAGCAGATCCCGTTCGTGCCCACGCAAGAGCAGCTCGACTTCCTGGTCGCGGTCTACGAGCTGGACCCGACCACAGGCCGCCGCGTCAAGCAGCGTGCGGTACTGTCGAGGCCTCGTGGCTGGGGCAAGTCGCCGTTTCTCGCGGCAATCTGCTGCGCCGAAGCGCTCGGCCCTGTCCTGTGCGACGGCTGGGACGCTGAGGGGCAGCCGGTCGGTGTGCCCTGGTCGACGCGGCGTACACCCATCGTCCAGGTCACGGCCACAACCGATGACCAGACGGCGAATACCTGGGATCCGCTGCTGGAGATGCTGCGGGGGTCCCCCGCCGAGGATGAGTACGGCATCGACCCCATGGACAGCTTCGTCGCTCTGCGGCGCGGCCGCATCGAGAAGCGCACGTCCTCGGCGACGTCCGTGAAGGGTGCGAAGGCCGTCATGGCAGTCATGGATCAGACCGAAACATGGCTGCCGTCAAACGGTGGGCCGAAGTTGGCGAAGACATTGCGTGCGAACGCTGACAAGCTTCGGGGTCTCACGATTGAGACCCCGAACGCGTACACGGTCGGCGAACGGTCGGTCGCGGAGACGACGGCGCGGTTCTACGAGCTGATCAAGGAGGGGAAAGTCAAGCCCGAAGCCGCTCGGGGCTTGTATTACGACCACCGTGAGGCTCCGCTGGACACCGACATCTCGGACCGCGAATCACTCCTGCAAGGCCTACGGATCGCCTACGGCGACTCGGCAGCAGACCCGCGCGGCTGCGCGATCCACGAGCCCGAGTGCGAACCCGGATGGGTGGATTTGGAGCGCATCGCCGATTCGTTCTGGCACCCGGATAACGATCCCGCGGAGATGTGCTCAAACTTCCTCAACCAACTCACCTCGGCGTCGGACGCATGGCTGACAATGCCCGAGCTGCGAGCCATCGAGGACCACACGAAGCAGATCAGCTCCACCGAGCCGATCACGCTCGGCTTCGACGGTTCAGAAGGCAGGAAGATCGGCATAGCAGATGCAACGGTCCTGATCGGATACTCGGTGACGCAACGGCACCTGTTCAAGGTCGGGATTTGGAGCCAGCCAGACGGCCCCGCAGGCGAAGGCTGGCAGCCCCCGCGCCTCGAAGTGGAACAGACAGTCCGTGAAGCCTTCGAACGCTTCAACGTCGTCGGTTTCTACGCTGACCCATCCGCAGGGTGGGCGCAGGACGTGAAGGCCTGGGAGGCGCGCTACTCGCGTCGCCTGCGCGCCAAGATCAGCGCGTCCGAGCCGATCCGCTATCCACAGCGCAATGTCTCTCAGACGTGTGAGAACTTCGCGCAGCTCCTCTCAGCGATACACCAGAACCTCATCACCTACGACGGCGACCCGACGATGACAGCGCACTTCCTCAGCGCGAGGAAGTCGCCGCGACAGGCGGGCTACGTGCTAGTCAAGCCTGCGGACGATCAGGACTACTCCAAGATCGACGCGGCCTGGGGCGCGATGTTCGCGTATAAGGCTGGCCTCGACGCGGTCGGTAAGGGCGCGGCCAGGCCGACGGCGCGCCGCGCTCCGCGCCGACTCTACTAACAGACACGCTGGGGAAGGAGGCCCCACCTCATGACGAAAACGCCCGAGGAGTGGCTCGCCTACCTAACTGCAAAGATGGACAAGGAGCGTCCGCGAACGGACCTCCTGCGTTCGTACACCAACGGGTCATCTCCCCTGCCGGAGATGGGCCCGAATCTCGCCAAGGCGTGGCTGAAGTTCCAGCGCCGTGCGCGCACCAACCCGGGCAAGCTTGTCGTGTCCGCGCTCGCTGACCGTCTCATCCCCAACGGGGTGACGGTCGGAGCCAGCGAAGACAGCCCCGCCGCGCAGGCGGCCGCGCGCATCTGGCGCGACAACCGCCTCAAAGTGGTCTTCTCGGACGCGATCTGGGACGCCGCGACCCTTGGGCGCGGCTACCTCCTGGTCACCCAGGACGAAGACGGCCGCGCATGCGTGACGTATGAGCGCCCGGAGCACATGTATGTGGAGCCGGACCCGGTGCGGCCGTGGCGTGCGCTCGCGGCCGTGAAGGTCTGGCGAGACCAGGCGGCCGGCCTCGACCACCTCGTGATGTGGACGCCGGGCCTGCGCATGTCCTATACGCGATCGGCATACGACAAGTCGCGACAGCTGATCTCCCGTGTGGCCGGGGACTGGCGACTCGACCTCGGCGGCGTCCAGCCCTTCGAGGGCGTACCACCCGTGGTGGTCCTCGAAAACAGGTTCGGGATGGGCGAATTCGAACATGTCCTGGACCTGATCGACCGCATCAACTGGCAAACTCTGCAGAGGCTGGTCATTATCAGCATGCAGGCGTTCCGCCAGCGGGCGCTCAAGTCTACTGAGGGGTCGGCTGGCCTGCCTGCTGAGGACGAGTCGGGGAATGCTATCGACTACCAGGCGATCTTTGAGCCCTCGCCTGCGGCCCTGTGGGAGCTGCCCCCGGGGGTGGAAATCTGGGAGTCCTCCCAGACACAGATAACGGAAATATTGAACGCGACCAAGGACGACTGGCGCGAGCTCGCGGCCGAGACGGCAACGCCGATCTCGATCATGCTCCCCGACTCCGCCAACCAATCGGCAGCGGGGGCTGAACAGCCCCAGAAGGCGCTCCTCTCCAAGGCGGGTGACAGGATCGAGCGCTTCAAGCCCGCGCTCGCCTACCTCATCGTCAAGGCGCTAGCGGTCGAGGGATACACGCTGGACGAGGCGGAGACCGTGGAGGTCCTGTTTGTGCCGCCGCATGCTGTCTCTCTCACGGAGAAGTACGCGGCGGCCGTCCAGGCGCGCAATGCTGGCGAGGCCTTGGAGACAATCCAGCGGAATATCCTCGGGTACTCGCCGGAGCAGATCGCGCAGGACAAGCAGCGCCGGGCAGAAGAGCAGCTGGCGCTAGCGTTCTCCCTGCAGGACAGGCAAAACCAAGCGCCGACAACACCGACCCCATAGGGCGTCTGGTGATCTGGTGAGGAGGCTGACGTGGCTGACCTGGACACGCTCAACCGCCTTGCCGAGGCGTACGACAGCCAGGTCCACGCAATCCGCCAGCAAATCACGGCCTTCGGAGAGGCCTACTGGGACTCACTCCCGCACTACAGGGCCAGCGCCGTCGAGGACATGATTGAGGCGGTCACCCCCAGAGTGACCGCAGGCCAGCTACGCATTGCCGACCTCACGCGCGCGTACCTCGCACAGTGTGCCCGCGAACTCGGCTGGAACGTGGTCCTCCCACCCATCGACCAGGACGAGATACGCGGCGCTCGCGGCGTAGACCCGAGCATCGTCTACCGTCGCCCGGCCGTCGACGTATACACCGCGCTCGCGGCTGGCAAGCCTCTGCCGCAGGCTGCGGCTGAGGGGCGGCTGCGGCTCACGCAGTTGATCGGTGGGGACATGCAGCTCGCGAAGACGCATGCGTCCCGCCAGTCAATGCGCGGTTACCCGGAGGAGGGGCAGTTCTACCGGCGTGTCCTGACGGGGCGTGAGAATTGCGCCTTGTGCGTCGTCGCCTCGACCCAGCGGTATCACAGGGGTGACCTGCTGCCGATTCACCCTGGCTGCGACTGTGGGGTGCAGCCTCTTCCTCCGGGCCTGGCGGTCAATCAGGTGATTGATGAAGACCTGCTCGAGCAGGTCCACCAAGTCGCGGCGGACCGTCTCGGTGTCTCGGATCGCGGTGGGCGCACTCCGGATTATCGGAAGCTCCTGACGGTCCGCGAGCATGGGGAGTATGGGCCGACGTTGTCGTGGGCACAGCCCAAGGCCAAGACAACGCCTAAGCCCAAGGCAGGTGGGTCCGACCCGCCTAAGCCTCCCAAGCCCCCGAAGAAGACCACGGCACAGCCGCCGGACGACTCCGATCGTTTAAAGCGCCTGATGAGCGTTCCTGCCGATAAATGGCATAAGACGCTTCAGTATGAGGGTGGGGACGTGACGGGGATTCCCGGAGAGTTCCTGTATCCGGGGCATGGGGACGGGCGGGTGTTCATCCCGGCAGTTTCGGTCAGAGAAGCGCCCAGTGAGCATGAGGTGCTCACGGCGCTGCGCCTGGCGGAAACGGGATTGGACGTGCTGTTCCGCATCGATTCGCGCGATGAAGGCGCGAAGAACCCGGACGCGGAAATGAATCAGCAGGTCTGGGAGTTCAAAGCGCCCACGGGGCAAGGGAAGAACACCGTCGATTCGCAGATGAGGCGAGCGGGGAAACAGGCTGAACGCCTGGTCCTCGATCTACGCCGTAGCAAACTCGACGATAGGGAATCGATCGGGGAAATCCGGCAGAGTATGCAGGGTCGTCATCTTACCCAAGTGATTGTCATAGATCACGCAGGAAATATTGTTCGCATTCCATGAGTGCGGTACCCTAGTGGTGAGGACATTGTGGCAGCCCCTTCGGGCAGCTGGGATGTCCTCACTTCATATAGCTCAAATTCACCGGCCATGGGCGCAATGCCCGAGCCGGTTTTTGATACCCCAACCAGTAGCCCCCAGCCGTAACGGCGTGGGGGCTTTCGTGTACCCGGAATGGGAGGAATCACCATGAAGAACCACCTGAAGCACCGTCCCTACCTGCGTTTCGTCGACGCCACGTCCGCAGAAACTGGAGGGGACGCATCGGCCGCGCAGGATGCCCCTGCAGCTGCTGCTGAGGATACGGCCCAGCAGGTTGATTGGGAGGCTGAAGCGCGGAAGTGGAAGGAGCTGTCCCGCAAGAATGAGTCTCGGATGAAGGAGAACGCCGAAAAGGCGCGCCTCTATGACGAGGCTCAGGAGCAGGGCAAGTCCGAGTTGCAGAAGGCGCAGGAAGCGGCAGCGAAGGCTGAGGCGCGAGCTGCGGCGATGGAGGCCGAGGCGATGCGAGCGAAGGTCGCGGCAGCGACGGGCGTGGACGCTGACCTGCTGTCTGGCTCGTCAGAGGAGGAGCTGAGGGCATCTGCTGAGCGTCTCCTGGCGTGGCGAGCCGCGCAGGTCCCCAAGGGTGCTCCCGCGACGGATGCGGGGGTTCGTGGTGAAGAAATCAGGGCTGCTAAGCAGCTCACCCGGGAAGACCTCAAGAAGATGTCTCCCTCAGAGATCGTCAAGGCCCGTCAGGACGGGCAACTGAACAACATCATGGGCATCGCATAAGCGGGCCAAGAAAGGACAGAAAATGACTCTGCAGCACTTCATTCCGGAGCTGTGGTCGGCCAGTATCCTTGAGAACTTCCGTCGTGACACGGTGCTCGTCGGAATGGCGAACCGTGAATACGAGAAGGCCTTCACGGCGGGCTCGAAGATCCACATCCCCGGGGTTGTGGATATCAAGGCCAAGGACTACAAGACCGGCGCAGTCACCGGGACCGGCGGCGCTAAGGTGCCGCGCACGACCATCCCCGATGCCGTGGAGTCCACGGGTATCGAGATCACCATTGACCAGGAGAAGGCGTTTGACTTCCTGGTCGATGACATCGACGCCGCGCAGGCGAACCAGTCTCTCGACGCCTACACCAAGTCGGCGGCGGCAGCGCTCGTTGAAGACGCGGAGACCTTCCTGACCGCGATGCTGGCATCAAAGGGCACGGCGGTGACGGGCATCGCGAACCCGACGAACTGGGAAACGGCCTACGCCGCGATCCTGAAGCTGCGCGGCAAGCTCTCGGCCGAGAAGGTGCCCGCAATGGACCGCGTGCTCCTGATCAACGCGGCCTTCGAGGAGTTCCTCCTCTCTGACGGGTCGAAGCTCACCAGCTTCGACAAGTCGAACATGACCATTGGTCTCCGCGAGGCGGCTATCGGTCGTCTCCTGGGCTTCGACGTGGTCACGAGCCCCTGGCTCGATAACACGAAGCCCATGGCGATCGGCTTCCACAAGCCGTCCGTGGCCTACGTGTCCCAGGTCGAGAAGACCGAGAGCATGCGTGCGGAACAGACCTTCGCGGATCGAGTCCGCGGCCTGCACGTCTACGGCGGCGCAGTCCTGCGCCCCAAGGCAGTTCAGGTCTTCAAGGCCTCGTGATGAAGGTCAAGGGAGACAACGGGATCGAGTTTGAGCTCGCGGACGAGGTCGCCACGGCAATGATCACGGCGGGCATCCTCGAGGAGGCCGTGCCCGACAGTGAACCGCCTGAGCAGGAGCCCGCCAAGAAGTCCAAGAAGTAAAGGAAGGCGAACATGAACGCACCTCTCGTCGACCTCGAGGACATCGAGGCGGCCCTCGGGCGTACGCTCAGCGACGAGGAGAAGCCCCGCGCGTTCTTCGTCGCGGACAAACTCTCCGCAGCGTTCAGGCAGCGTGCGCGTCAGTCCTTCACGGTCGAGACGTATGTACACCGCTTGAAGGTGGACGCCGGTGGCCGGGTGTTCCCCACCCGGGCGCCTCTCGTGGAGGTGCTCGCCGTCTTCACTGACGAGGGTGCGCCGGTGCGGTATGAGCGGCGCCATGGGTACATCTACGTGTATCCGTGGTGCGGCGACTTCGTCGTCGTCACCTACACGGCAGGCCTCGCCGAGGTCCCCGCAGCGGTTCGCCTCCAACTCGCAGACAGCGTACGCCGTATCCTCCTCATCCCCGACGCCGCCGCTCAAGGGGCAACACAAATGACCGATACGACGGGGCCGTTCACGCAGTCGCGCCAGTACGCCACATGGGCGGTCGGTGGGCAGGCGCTCCTATCCCCCGACGACCAGGCGCTCGCGGACTCGTATCGTCCGCGCCGCGCCGGGCACGTGTGGGTGATGGGGGGTGCCTGAGGTGATGGAGGAGTGGAAGACTCCCGTCCAGGTCGAGGGGCGCGTTCGCCGTGACGAGGACGGTTACCTCGTCGAGGAGTCTGCGTCTCGCCTCATCGCGGGGTGCCTGATCGCCCCGGGGCGGTTCACGGTGCCGGGTCTGCTCGATCAGGCAGCCTCCGAGCGCGCCGACGAGACAGCAACGCTCTACCTGCCTCGGGGAGTGACGCTCCGCGTCGGAGACGTCGTCCGCGTCCCGGCTGAGCATCCTCTCGGCGGGACATGGGCGGTGGAGGAGCCGTCCTCGCCGTGGCCGCGCGGCACGGCGGTCGTGATCTCACGGAGGTGACAAGTGGCAGTCAAACTCGTGAGAAATAACCTGTCGATTGAGGCGCTCCTGCAGTCCGAGGCGATCAGCCGCGCGATGGTCAGTGAAGCCGAAGCGGTGCGCGCGGCGGCAGCAGCGGCGGCCCCGAAACGGGACCGCGTGCTCGCGGAGTCGTACAAGGTCGAGGCCGTGATGGCGGAAGTGCCGACGCGCCGAAACGGCTCGTCACGCAGAGCTGCAGGCCGAGTCACCAATGACGCGGCGCACGCAGTGCCCGTGGAGTTCGGGCACTTCACCAAAGACGGGCGCCGGGTCCCGGCCCAGCGCACGCTCGGGAAGCTCGCAGGATCCAAGAGCGCACGAAGGAGGGGCAAGTGACGTACACGGATCCCGTCCAAGTACTGCGCGACGCGATCACCCGGGCGACGGGGGTCAAGACGGTGCGAGTACTCCAGGAGGGAAGCCTCCCGGACACCTGGCCGATGCCACTCGTCCACGTCTACGCGATCCAGAGCCAGGACCTCGATTACGAGCGTGTCTCCTCGATCGCCGTCGACGTGTACGCCAAGACCCCCACGGGTCGCGGCGGCGTCGGCGCGGAGGCGCTCGCGGACCAGGTCGCGGCCGCTCTGGCGGCGCGTCCAGTAGTAGGCGCGTCCGGTTGGGTTGACACGGTCGACGTGTCGTCGCGGCTGGGTGTTCGCGCTGCTTATGGCGTCGTTGAGGTGGTGGGCCTCAGCGTTGATGCCACTCACAGGCCCACCGACTAACCACTGATTTGGAAGGAGGGCTGATATGGCTAATACGACCATTGAGGCTCTGAAGAAGAAGCACAACAAGTCGAAGAACGTGCGCAAGGCGCTTAACGTTCTCGCGTTCGTTGCGCCGCTTACGGCGGCTGTCCCGGATGCACTGACGGATGCTGGGGGCGCTTTGAAGGAGATCCCGGCTGAGTGGACGCCGCTCGGGATTTTCACCACCGATGGTGGTGAAATCACGCCCGATGTGACCGTGGACGACGTCGATGGCCTGGGGTATGCCGAGCCTGTGCGCTCTGACCTGACCAAGGCATCTAAGACAATTAAGCTCAACATTTTTGAGCTGTTCCGCAAGGAGATGCTCTCCTTGACGCACGGCATTGACCTCTCGCAGGTCAAGGCGAACACGACCACGGGAGAAGTGGTATTCGATGACCCGCTCCTCCCTGCGATCCCCGAGAAGCGCCTCCTGATCATCGCGGCCGACGGCCCGGCAGATGACGAGTGGTTGATGGGCTGGTGCTTCACCAGGGCCAAGCTCGTCTCCATGCCGACGATCCCCCTGAAGGCCACGGACCCCATCACCGGGGACTTGGAGTTCAAGGCGTTTGCCGACGAGACCGCAGGTACCGCTTGCCGTAACTACTACGGAGGGTCCGCGATGCTCAAGCATCGGGACATCACGGGATTCGAGGACGCGTGAGCTGCGGGCACGGCTGGGGCTGTTCTCCCCCCAGCCGTGCCCGCCAACCTCCAGTGGAGAGCACAGACACGAGAAGGCAATAGGCATGAAGACGAAGACATTCCAGAAGGAAATCACCACGGCCGACGGGGACAGGCTCGTGCTCGAGCGCACCACCGACGACGCGGCAGACGCGGTGACACTGCTCGCCCAGGGATGGGCAGAAAAGAAGCAGCCGACGCTGCCTGCCCCGCCCGCCAGCACCCAGCTCAACCGCGACTGACCACAAACAAACAAGGAGAACACCAATGGCAGACAAGATCACACCGACCCTCACACTTGCGGGGTTGAACAAGATGGACGGTGCTGCGGAGGCGACGCCGTTCACGTTCGGTCTCGCCGACAAGATCATTAAGTTCCCGGACCCGCTGGGTCTCAGCCCAGCCGAGGGTGAGGCCCTCCTGGTGGACCTCTCCGGTGGCAAGCGAGCCACGGAGATCGTAAAGAACTGGCTGAGCGAAGAGGACGCGGAGATCGTTCTCGAGCGTCTGACGCTCCGCCAGATGGTCCTCCTCATTAAGGCCGCGTCGTCGCATTACGAGGCGTCGCTAGGGAATGCGGGGGAAGGGAACGCCTCTACGACCGCTTGAGCCGGTACGAGAGGCAGATCGTCGCAGATCTCGCGGAGCAGGGCTGGGACGCCTACGCCCTGTTCCGCGCTCGCCGCTACCGTTTCCTGCTCACGCTGATCGACGCGCTCCCGTCGACGAGCAGGACGGTAGCGGCGCTGCTCAACGACCCCGAGGTCGCGCTAGAAACCGCCAGGGCGCTCGCCGAAGCCGAGGACGAAGACTCGACGGAGGCGCAGCTGCGCTCACAAACTCCCGAGGTGCGGGTCATACAGGACATTTTTGACCTGCTGGTCGCAGCCTTCGGGGGTAAGGAAACTTACCCGCGGCCTGAGAGCCTCACCGAGATCGCACTCGAAGAGGCGCGAACAGAAGTTCGAGATGCCAACGCGCGCCGGGCGCTCGCGGCTCTCATGCCGGGGTGGAGTCCGCAAGAAAACTAAATATCTACCTGGAGGAGGTCTGTGTGGCTGGCGTGTATCAAGCGGGCACAGTGTATGTGGACGTTGTGCCGTCGATGCGGGGATTTTTCAAGAGCATCGAGAACGCGACGGCCACGCAGCTCCCGCAGGTGGCTGGCGACGCTGGCAAGAAGTACGCGGAGAAATTCAGGGAGCAGGTCTCCGCGTCGGGGAAGGCCATCGTTGACGCGATCGCCGATCCACTGGGCAAGTCCACGGCGCGGCTGCGCCAGGAGGCCGCCCAGGCCGGGGAGGCCCTGCAAGAGGCGCACGCTAAGGTCGAAAAGTCCTCCTCGGCGCTCGCGAAAGCGCGCGCTGAGGAGGAGACCGCGGCGACTGCAGTGGAGCGCGCCGAGCGTGCGCTCGCTGCCGCGCGTGCTAGCTCATCCGCGGACTCGGCGGCTGTCGCTCGCGCGGAGGCTGCGCTGGCCTCGGCGCGAGAAGCATCGGCGGCCGCAAACAAAAAGGCGGACCAGGCGTCCGCTAATCACGCGGACGCGCTGAAGAAGGAGAAAGTCGCGTCCGACAGCGCTCGCGTGGCGACCGAGGCCCTGGACCAGCGCGTCGCGAAGGCCCCCACCGGGTGGGAGCGCTTCACGACGTCGCTGAAGAGCTGGGTCCGTGAGGCTGACAGCGTCGAGCGCGAGGCCCGCGAAGTTGACTCATCGCTGGGGCGTGTAGGCTCGGGCGTCTCGTCACTCGTTGGATTCGTAACATCGGCGCTCGGTCCGCTAGCGCTCCTGGGCGCGGCCGTCGGTATCGGCGGTTTTGCGTCCGAGGCCATCGCGGCATCGGATGCAACAAATAAGTTTGCGGACACCTTGCGGTTCGCGGGCATCGACGATTCCAAGATCAAGGAAATCGGTGCCTCCGCCCAGGAGTACGCCGACCGTACCGTGTACGACCTGGCAGATATCCAGGGAATTACTAGCCAGCTCGCCGCAAACAGCGTCGAAGACTATGACCGCCTCGCCGAGGCGCTCGGAAACCTAAATGCGGTCTCCGGTGGCACGAAGGACACCTACAAGAGCCTGGGCCTGGCCATCGTCCAGGTCAATGGCGCTGGGAAGTTGCAGACCCAAGACTGGAATCAGGTGGCCAACGCCATTCCAGGCGCGTCCGGCAAGATCCAGAAGGCCCTGTCCGATATGGGGGCTTACACGGGGAGTTTCCGTGAGGCTCTCGCTCAGGGGCAGATCTCCGCCGAAGAATTCAACCGGGCGATTCTGCAGCTCGGTTTTGATGACGTCGCGGTCGCAGCGGCCTCGGATGTGTCTCGCATCGAGAACGCCGCCGGGAATCTACAAGCCACAATTGTCGGCGGCTTCAAGGACATGATCGACCTCGCGAAGCCGCAGCTAACAGCATTCATGACCTGGCTCTCCGATACACTCGGAGCGGGCTTCGAATGGATTAAAACAACGGCGGTGCCGTCGATCCAGAGCATCTGGGATATCCTCGCCAACGGAGACTTCTCCGGTCCGATCTTCGGCCTTGAGGAAGACAGCGGTCTCGTTGACTTCCTGTTCAACCTGCGTGATGCTGGCATGGCCGCGTGGGAGATGCTCAAGTCCGGATGGGCCGCCGCAACGAATTTGGCGTCTGCGTTTGCGCCGCTCGCCCAGAGCGTGTGGGATCTGGTCTCCGCGTTCGGCGGGGATGGGACGTCAGCGATCCAGGGAATGGCTGACGCGCTCAAGAGCGTGTTCGACTGGGTCGGGCAGAACACGGACGTCGTTGCGCCGCTCATTGTGGCGGTGACCACCGGAACGGCCGCGTTCAAGGGCATGAGCGCAGCGATGGGCGCGATCAACGCTGTGAAGGCTGCCGGAGGCCTCCTGCAGTTCGTCAAGGCCACGAACCTGGCGAAGGCTGCGCAGGCGGCTTTCAACGTTGTCATGAATCTGAATCCGATCGGCGCGATCGTCACGGCGATTGCCGCGCTGGTGGCTGGTCTCGTCTACTTCTTCACGCAGACGGAGACGGGCCGGAAGGCGTGGGCGGCGATCACCGATGCTTTCTACAGTTTTGTGGACTGGATCAGCTCGGCGTGGACGTCCACGATGGAGTCGATCTCCTCGTGGTGGACGGGCACCTGGGACGGAGTATCGGGCTTTTTCTCGTCATACGTCGTCCAGCCACTGCAGACGGCATGGGATGCGATCTCATCGATCTGGGACGGCATCGTTACCGTCTTCAAGACGGCGTTCGCGATCATCGTCGGAATCGTCCTCCTCCCCATCAAGCTCTACATCGAGCTGTGGGCGGCGGTCTTCACCTGGGCGTACGACTCCGTCATCAAGCCCGCGTGGGATGCTATCTGCCAGGCTTTCACCTGGGCGTACGACTCCGTCATCAAGCCAGTGCTCGATCAGATCGCTGCCGCGTGGCAGGCGCTCGCGGCGTCGGCCACGGCGGTGTTCACGGGAATCGTGACATTCTTACAGGGCGTGTGGGACACGATCTCCGCTGCTGCGTCAGCAGCGTGGAGCGGAATCGTCACCGCCGTCACCTGGTACATCAACACTGTGTGGAGCATCGTTTCCACGGTGTTCACGACCATCGCTGGCGTCGTCTCCTCGATCTGGAACGGGATATCTTCGACGATTTCGGGCGTGTGGGAGTCCATCAAGACCGTAGCGAAGGCGGCGGTCGACTGGGTGTACAACTCAGTCACTAATGTGTTCTCGTCGATGTCGTCGAGTGTCTCCTCGACGTTCGACGGCATGAAGTCAGCGGTCGAGAGCGTCTGGAACCAGGTTAAGAGCGTCGCGGCTAAGCCTGTCAATTTCATTATTGACACCGTCTACACGAATGGCTTGAAGTCGCTGGTGGAGACGGTCGCCTCGAAGATCGGTTTGTCGCTGACGTTGCCGACGGTGCCTAGGATCGCCGAGTACGCCGGCGGCGGTATCGTCCCCGGATACAGCCCAGGCCACGACACGATCCCAGCAATGTTGTCACCTGGCGAGGCGATCCTTGTCCCCGAGTTGGTGCGCCAGATCGGGCCGAGCAGGATCATCGCGGCGAATTATGCTGCGTCGAAGCGCCGCCCCGGTGGCACGCCCGGCAAGGCTCCTGCGGGCTTCTCTGGTGGTGGTATCGCTCATTTCGCGGGCGGTGGCATCGCGGGTTGGTTCGCCGACGCGGCGAAGGGGGTCGCGGACTTTTTCGCGGATCCACTCGGCTCTGTCGCTCAGCTCATCACCGAGCCTGTGCGGGCGCTGATGAAGGGTATCGCCCCGGGCGTCATCGGTGAGCTTGGCGTCGGCGGAGTTGAAAAGCTCCTGAGCGGCGTCGGCGATTTCTTCAAGAAGAAGTCTGAGGAATCGTCCTCGGCTGGCCTGGTGGGCGCGGCCATGCGGGCAGTCCAGATGGGAGTCCCCTACGTGTGGGGTGGCTCTGCAATCCCGCCTGGGCTGGACTGCTCGGGCCTGGTCTACTGGGCCGCGCAGCAGCTTGGCCTGGGGTGGCCTCGGCTCACCGCTGCGGGATACCAGGCTGGGTCCACGCCCATCCCTTGGTCGCAGGCAGCCCCCGGTGACCTCCTTTTCTGGGGGAATCCAGCCCACCACGTTGCGATCAACGCTGGCGGCGGCCAGATGGTCGAGGAGCCAAAGCCCGGACTGAACGCTCGCAAGATCGGGATCTGGGGGGCCCCGACCGTTGGCCGTTACGGAGGAGCCCGCAAGTACGACCGGGGCGGCTGGCTCCCAGCAGGGGTCACGGCGGCTGTCAATCAGACGGGCGCGCGGGAGGCAATCCTCACCGCCCGCCAGTGGGCAGACGTGAGTGCGCTCGCGGCCAGTGGCGCGGGTGCGGGGCTCTCCCTGGAGGGCGCGCAGGTGAACCTCATCCTCGATGACGGCGCGCAGTTCCGCGCGCACGTGGAGACGGTCGCCGTCGGAGTACTCGCGCACCGTAAGCAACTGATAGGGAGGAGTCGATAAGTGGTTAGGACAAACCTGTGTCCAAACCCCAGCTTTGCCTACGGCACGCGGGGATGGGCGAATTACCTCCCATCAACGATCAGAGCCGGGACAGACCAAGGTCATTGGGGCGACCACACCAGGCAGTCTCCGGGGTATCTAGCGGTAGACATCCCTAACAGGCTCCAGGGCCAGGTGGTGACTCCGGGATTCGTGGAGGTGGAAGGAGGGCAGGCGCTCGCGGTGTCTGCCCTCCTTCGTACAAGTCCGGGCATCGCAGTGGCTGTAGAGCCAGAGTGGACGATCAGTGGAAAAACAAGCGTAGCTACAGTCCCCTCACTGCTGGCCTCCAGTGCAGAGGGGACGCGCCCAACATGGTCATTTACCGCCCCAGCGGGTGCTACGGCATGCCGTATCAGGTTCGGAGTCCGAACAGTCTCCGACGCCGAGGCTGGTTCGCTCCCGGGATGGGTTCACCTCGACGACGTCATGATCGTCGCCGCACCGACTGTGGCCGAGGCGATCACCGCCGCCGCCGAGTTCTTCGACGGCGACACCCCACAGCGCCGCATCGGATACAGCCGCCGAGCACTCACCCACGAGTGGGTCGGCGCTCGCGGGGTGTCAGCATCTCGCGAGGTTGAGGCAGAGCTGCGTATGACGGAGGGGCCGGTAGCTGTCGTTGATGGCGGCAGGGCTCCGCGAGTACAGGTCATCATTCCAGCAAGGTTGGCCCCGCTGGGAGCGGTCTGCCATGTCGAGGGCTTAACGGAAACCGGTTTCACGTGGACGCCGCGCGGGGGTGCGTGGACCGGAGGTGGGGTCCAGCGGGTGATCGGAGACCCATTGGCCCCCATCAACGTGGACATTCGATATAGGTTAACGACGTCAGCGGGGGTGTTCGTCGAGTCGGATCCAGTGCGGCGGTCATGGGATGGGTTGTCACTCATGACTGATACGGCGGGCGGGAAGCCCGTGAACCTGCTGTGGCAGGGCACGGACCAGCGCGAGTTGAAGTTGCGGGTTACTGAGCATGAGGTGCCGGGCAGGTCAACTCCGCTGGTTGTGTACGCGCCCAAGGGCGGGGCAGGGACAGTTTCGTTGACGGCGCGGACAAATATGCGCGATACGTCTGCGCTGAAAGAGCTGCTGGGGTCTCCGACGCCAGCAGCTCTGTTCCACAACCCGGCGCGGTGCTTGCAATGCATGCTGGGTACGTGTGACGTTGACTTGGTCACGGTCATGGCCGTGACGTCAGTGTCAATGGAGCGTGCGCCGCGTCTTGATGTGGCTGAGCGGACGTGGGCGATCAAGGGCACAATCGTCGGCCTGCCGCAGCCAAACACGCAACTAGCACTGTCGACATGGGCAGACTTCGACGCTCGGGCGCTTACATGGAATGGGCTTGATGCTCGACGGTGGTCGTGGGAAAAGTTCGACCGGACGCTGTGGCAGGAGGAGCCGTGAGCGTGATTGCCGACGCGGGTGCGCGTATTCCAGACGATGTCTTGACGTCGGCATACGCGATGGAAGCCACCGTAGAGTCGTGGCTTGGTACAGAGTTTCTGGGGTCAGTACCCGTCGAGGACGGGTCTGTCGCGTGGGATGCGAGCCAGCAGGTTCAGGGGTCGCTCTCGCTCACTGTGCCGCGTGTAGGGGCAGTGGAAAATGAGGATTGGCGGGATTGGGACCCGACCGATCCGCGGCATCCGCTTGCCTGTTACGGCCAGGTTCTGCATGTGTCCCTGACGATCAGTTCGGTGCTCAGCGGGGACTGGTGGACGATCCCCATCGGGCGCTTCCTCATCACGGCGGTGGAGCCGGGAGCGTCCACGGTGAGAGTGACGGGCAAGAGTCTGCTGCAGCGGCTGGAGGAGGACCGGCTCACCGAGCCGATGGCTCCTGACCCGGCGGGGACGCTCGCGTCTGAGCTGCGTCGACTTGTCGGCTCACGGATGGGCCTCATCATCGCGTCTGAACTCGGGGATAGGCCATGCCCGTCGATGACGTGGGGTGAGTCGCGCATCGATGCGATCTACGAGATCGCGCGAGCGTGGCCAGCCTCTGTACGCGAAGGCGGGGACGGCATCCTCTACCTGTCTCCGCCGGTGGCTGACCCGACCTCGCGCCCGCAGTTACGCCTCACAGACGGAGAGGCAGGCACGGTCGTGGGTGTGGCGTCCTCAGTCAGCCGGGACAAGATTTACAACAGAGTTGTGGCGCGCGGCCAGGAAACGTCAGATGAGGGGGCACCGTCATTTCAGGCGGTAGCCGATCAGTTGGCGGGGCCGATGCGTGTTGACGGCCCGTACGGCGTCGTGCCGCGCTTTTTCTCATCCCCGCTGATCACATCGGCGGTGCAAGCCAAAAATGCAGCGGAGGCGATGCTGGCTGACGCAACCCGCAAGAAGGTCAAAGTGCCCGTCGAGCACTCCCCAGATCCAAGAATCCACCTGGATGCGCATGTAGAGGTCTCCACGCAGCCGGTAGAGGCCGCGCAGCCGAAAACGCTGTGGGGTCTTGTCGCCGCGTACGAGGTGCCTTTGACGTACAAGGGCATGCAAAAGACGGAGCTGGAGGTCTCGCAGTGAGTCGTGTGATGGATTTGCTTTCGACGGCTCCTGATGATCTGCCGCCGCGATACGGCTCAGACAGGTCAGCTACAGCGATCGGGCGCGTAGTACGCCTCGATGACGGTGGTCGCTCAGTAGTGGTGAGTCTTTTCGGGGGGCCGCCCGTCCAAGTGCCGGCCACCGCTGTGAACTGGGCGGGCGTCGAGACAGCGCACGTACTCATCGACCAGGACACGGGCCGTCCGATTCATGCGCTAGGTCCTGCGCCGAAGCCGGAGACGCCACTGCTCGAATGGGTGCCGCCCGCTTCCCCGCCGCAGTCCGCTCGTGAGGCGGTTATCCCCGCACAGTGGGTGGGAACGTGGGACGGCACGGCATGGACTCGCTACGGCGGCGGGGGTGCATGGCAAGGAAAATCCCCAGCGGGCCGAGCGTTACGCGGCCTGGCGCTTTTTGGCCGACAGATAGAAGCCCTTGGGCGCATAGACATCCGATCAGCGGTACTGACCCTCAGACCGGCGCCGTCTGCGGTCCCCTGGTCGGTGCAAGTTGGTGCAGCAACATACACAGATGCTTGGCCGGGCACTGTAGGGCCGACAGTCAGCGCTCCCGTGCAAGTCGGGGTAGACCTCATCGAGGTTGACGTCATGCGTCTGGCTGAATCCTTGAAGGCCCCGGGAATGGGGATCGCGCTCGTAGGGGCAGCCTACGGGGGCGTGAGGCAAGGCGGGGACTCGCTGAGTCTCCGCCTGGAGTATATGCAGGAGGAGAATGCATGAGCTACATCGATCAGCGCGGGCACCGCGTGCCCTCACCTACAGATCCTGCACAACGCGCCGATTTGACGGCGCTCTCCCTGTCGATTCCGTCTATCAAGACGGTGGCATCCGAGACGGCTGCCGCGCAGTACATCGCCGCCCTGCAAGGTGCAGGCGTGCGGATGACAGACAGCGACCCGGCATTCGTGTACAGGCAGGATCAGGGCAGTCTACAGGCGTGGAATGGCCGCGCCTGGACAGAAATCGGCGGGAAGACATACCCGTGGGAGTCTCTCGTCGTGTCGTCCGGGTGGGGAGTAGGCGCTGGCCATAACCCACGGATCTGTATGCGCGCCGGCGTCGTGCAGATCTCAGGAGTCCTGATATCGGCGGGAGGGGATCATGATGATCTGCTCACGATACCCGCGAAATTCAGGCCATCGCAGGAGCAGTTTATCGGTCCTACCGTAACAGGCGGTGGCGCAGATTTTGACCCGACCTACGCCTATCTGCGGATCAGATCCAACGGATCGCTGAGCATCAAGGGATACTCAACAATCCGCAGCGGGCACGGGTGGATCGTTCCCGTTTCGGCCACCTACGTCCCCTGGTAATCCGCCAGGGGACCCGCATCAAGCCCTCGAGGACCAGCCTCGGGGGCTTTCCCGTACCAGATGAAAGGAGCGACATGGGGCAATACACGCCCGCTCATTACTACGAGGGGAGGAACGCGGATCTCCGCCTCATCGTGATCCACACGATGGAGGCACCAGAAGGCCTGCAGACGGCGGAGAACATCGCCGCCTACTTCGCATCAGGCAGCGTCGTGGCCTCGGCGCACGCCTGCGTCGACCAGGACTCGGTCGTCGTGTGTCTGCCACCGTCGGCGACGGCGTTCGCAGCGCCCGGCGCCAACGCCGACGGCTACCAGATCGAGCACGCCGGATACGCAGGACAGGACGACGCAGGCTGGAACGACGAAGAGTCCCAGTCCATGCTCAAGCTCTCCGCAGCACACGCGCGTGAGATCGCGCTCGCGGCGGGGATTCCGCTCAAGCATCTGACGAATGCTGAACTCGCCGCAGGCGAGGCCGGATTCGTCGGTCATAACCAGGTGTCCGACGTCTACAAGCGGTCGGACCACTGGGATCCGGGCACGAATTTCCCGTGGTCCCAGTACATGGCCCTCGTCAACAACGACGAGGCCGAGACAGAAGAAACACCAATCGTCCCCGAGGAGGACACAGTGCACTTCATTCGTTCGCGCCAGACTGGCACGATCTACGCAATCACCCCGACCGATGTCGTCGCGATGACATCGGCGAAGGTGTGGACCGATATGGTCAAGGCCTACGGCCTGGCCAACGCATATGAGGTGTCGCTTGATGACGGCGACATCGCCGGGATCGCCGCCGACGCCGCCGCACGTCGCGCGCGCCTGGTCGCCGAGGTCGCCGCGACTGTCGGCAGCATCGACCCGGCGAAGCTCGCCGAGTCTTTGGCTCCGGCGATTGTCCCGCCGCTCCTGTCGGCGCTCACGTCGGCGGGTGCGGCTGGTCTGACGCCGGAGCAGGTGCGAGACGCGGCCGAGGAGGCCGTCCGCAGCGTGTTCGCCGACGCCGCGAAGGAGGTGACCGTGAACGGCCTTCTCCTCGGACTGCAGTCTGATCCGTTCATCACCACCGTGGTGATCGGCCTGATCTGGCCGATCATTCAGGCGGCGCTGGACCGACCGTGGTGGACGCGTGCCCGCCGCGTCGCTCTCCTCGCGATCGTCGCAGGCGTTGTCACCGTCGGAGTTTGGATCTCTGGATCCTATCCGGCCACCTGGCAACTGCTGACCTCCCAGGCGACGGTATTTCTCGGCACGGCCTGGTCGGTCTACCAGGTCCTCTCCGCTGTGAAGATCAACGGCGCGAGCCTCCTGGACTGGGTCGGGGCCGTGACCCCCGGCGGTCAGTCTCTGGAGGAGCTGGCCGGGGCCAGCGGAGGCACGTACGAGTGAGCCCAGGGGAACTCGCGGCGGTGGTGAGTGCCACCGGGGCCGCGCTGGGGGGCCTCGTCACCGCCGCGAGCGTCCTTACCGGCCTGCACTGGGGCCGCGAAAAAGCGAAAGCAGACGCCGAGCTCGCCCGCGAGCAGGTCGGGAAAGCGCGTGCTGAACGAATCCATACTGAGACAACCGCCCAGCTCGAAGCCATTGCGGGAGGTATCGACGCGCGTCTAGGCGCGCTCGAGGAAGCCCTGCAGACAGTACGCCATGAGGTGACGCCCAATCACGGGGGAAGCGTAAAGGACGCTGTCCTACGGATCGAGGCGGCGCAGGGGTCGATCATGAGTGCCCTCGACGCTCACGGCCAGGTCCTCGACGCTCACGGCCAGGTCCTCGCGCAGATCACTGAGCGTCAGGACAGGGATGCGGCCGACATCGGCGCCCGCATCACCAGTATCGAGACGGCTGCGCGCACAGAACATGATCTGCTGCGCACGGCCATGCAGGCACAGGAGGAGACGGAGAAATGGGAACAACGGTAAGCGGCAGCGCAACACGTCTGGATGGGGAGCCGGAAACCGCGGCGTATCTGACGGCGACGCTCGTGAGCGCGAGCGGGGAGACAACCGCGATCCTGGCAGGTGGGCCTGTCAGCCGGGGCGCGGACATGAGGGGCAGGATCGCCCTGCCGCTCGACATCAAGACTGAGACGCGAGTGCGCCTGCGCCTGGCGATCCCAGGGCGGACACTGCGCGAGGCGACCGTCACTCTCAAACCGGGAGTCGCGTACACGCTCGAGAGTGTGTTCTCAGGCGAGGAGACCCCAATACCCTCGCCGTCTCCGGTGCCGGGTGTGGAGATCTCCGACGACGGGGACACCGCGACAATCCCCGGCGTCGTCTCCGGCGACGGAGACACAATCACGATCGGAGGATGAGCAATGGCAGAAAAGCCTGTCCTGTATACAAAACAGGGCACCGACAAAGCGATCGCGCGCGCGATCGCTCCACTTGCGACGAGGGCGGACCTCGAGGGCCTGGCCACCAAGGCCGAGGTCGCTAAGGCCGCGGCGGGCGGCAAGATTGACCTCACCGAGTACGCCAAGCGCACCGACCTGGCGGGCCTGGCAACCAAGGCTGAACTGGCTGGGTATGCGACGTCGAGCCAGGTCGCGGACCTGCCGACCCGCGCTGACCTGGCGGGCTTGGCAACCAAGGCTGATGTGGCCGACGTCGCCCGTGCGTCCGACCTGGCGGGCTTGGCAACCAAGGCTGAGCTCGCCGGGTACGCCGCCAAGGCTGACGTGGCGGGCGTCGCCCACGCGAGTGACCTCGCGGGCCTGGCCACCAAGGCCGAACTCACCGAAGCCCTGAAGCGCGTCGGCATCACCGTGTGCTCCACGGAGGCCGAAGCGCAGGCCCTGCCGGACGGCACGCTTTACTTCCTTGTCTCTGGGGCGTCCCCTGTGCCGTCCCCGACTCCCGGCCCTGCCCCCGAGGCTGGCCCGACGCTCGTCGCCAGCGCAGCCGGTCAGGTCGTCGGACAGACCGTGACGATCAAGGTCGATGGCAAGGCAGGAGACAAGATCGTGATCGGCCTGAACGAGAAGGCCCAAGGAACGCCGGCGGACCTGACCGTGCCGCAGGGCTGGGACCAGCTTGTCGCACCGTACTGGGTCGGCACGATGCGCGCCGTCATCATCACCGGCCCGTGGACACCAACAGTCACGCTGACGATGAGCCAAAACGCGGAGATCGGCTGGGCAGCCGCCTCCATCCGAGGAGCCTCCACGATCGAGGCAGGCGACGTCAAGAAGCGCCAGGCCCCGCCGACCGAGACCACGACCTGCACGGCTCCCGCGCTCGCGGGCGAGGGTGTGGTGCTGGGGTTCGCGTTCGAGCGGACGAGCGCAGTTGAGTCCTCGGAGCAGGTGACTGTCTCTGCGGGGTGGGAAAAGCTGGCCTTCGCGGCTCAGGAAGCCCTCAACTACCAGACGGTGACGTTGGCGCGCCGCACGGGCTCGCAGCCGGCGGACCTCGTTGTCACGTATCCGAACCAGCAGGGCTCTAACGGCCTTGCGGTGCAGGTGATCGCGCATGCCTGACCTCGTCGTTTACGAGCGTCGGCGTGCAGGTGGTGATAGGCCCGGTGTCGTGCGAGTGCGTCGCCGCGCAGGTGGCGATGTGAGCCTATCGAGGCGTGCTCCGTCGACGCCGGTGATTCCTGCGGGCGAGGACGCCGTCGCGCGCTTTCTGGCGGCGCGCCCGTTCTACATCAGTCACCGGATGGGCGGCACAGAATACCCAGAATTCACGCAGGCTGGGCTGGAAGCGTCGTTGCGCGCGGGCTTCAAGGCGCTGGAGGTCTCCGTGCGCCGCTGCGCGTCAGGCGAATTCGTCGCGATCCATGACTGGAAAACGTCTCGGACGGTCCCCGGGACGGATTACCAGATCTGGAATACGCCATGGTCGACGCTGAGTGCCCTGCGTCAGGGGTCGGGGACGTTCATGCGGCTCACGGACATCGTCGATCAGATCCCCGATGACATCGTAATCGCGCTTGACCATAAAACGACGTCGAGTGAGGACCAGCACAATCCCGGGGACCTCGCCTCTGAGGAGGCACTCCTGGAATATTTGGACACAGCGTTTGGGGGGCATCCCGAGCGCCGCGTCCTATGGAAAGTTTTCGCGCGAGGAACGAGCGCGGCGCGCGCGAAGGCTCGCGGGTACAAGACCATGGCCATGCTCTACCCGAACGAGGTCGCGACCTCAGACCTGTCCCAGTGGGACGTCATCGGGATGGAATGGAGCGCCGGAGTGGACGTCTGGAATGCTTTGCTCGCATCTGGGCGTCCGACGATCGCGCACATCATCGTCAACGAGAATCAGGCGCGGCAGGCCCTCGCGAAGGGCGCGGCAGGCCTCATGGCGTCCTATCCGTCCCACGTCCACCCGTAGGCGTGTACGCGTCGACGAGGAAGGCCCCCCCCCCCCCGCCCCGGGGGGGGGGGGGCCTCCCTCTGTGTCGGGCCGGGGGGGGGGGGGGTCG